AAATAAAAGAAGCAGGGGTAATCGACAATAGATATGCAGTAATGGAGCCAATCACAGAAATGAACACGGATTACATGTATATCGCAATCGCCAGGAGCTTTCCGAAATTCTTAAGAAGGTACAGGACAACCATAAACCTGCAGTTTCAGGCTTTGAAAAATTTCACAGTAATATGGCACGAAGATGAAAAAGAACAACAGTATGTAGTGGAAACGATGAAAAAAATACAAAAAGAGATTGATCTTGTAGAGAAGCAGATAGAAGACGAAAAAGAACTAAAAAGATGGTATCTCAGAAAAATGATGACATAGGAGGGAGAAGGAATGAATGAGGTGTATGCCGTAGATTTCGACGGCACGTTAAACACAGCAGAATATCCGAAGCTAGGAGAGCCAAACACAGAACTATTCCAGTTCCTGATTAAACGGCAGCAGTCCGGAGATAAAATTATACTCTGGACATGCAGGGAGGGAGACCTATTGCAGGAAGCAGTCATATACTGCAGGGCGAATGGATTGGAGTTTGATGCAGTCAATGACAATATTCCAGAAAATAAGAACAAATACAAGAACAACTGTCGGAAGGTCTATGCAGATTATTATATTGACGACCGGAACAAGATGATTGTAGCAAGGAGGCGCAGAAAGAAATGTGGACCATTAAATCGGACGAATGTCTGGAATTATATCAAGAAGACGAAAAAATCGCAGCATTGATCTGGGATGAAGTGGAGCTGCGCTGGGGGTTATGGTATCGAATAAGCATATTTCAAAGACTTTCATGTATTGGAGAAATGGAAGGCTTCGGGAAGTTAGACATTGAATCGGTACAGATGGCAGCAGTCGAGACCATTATAGACTACTGCAAGAGACAAGCAGATAAATGGGAAGGACGCGCAGAGGATATGGAGGCGATGCTATGAAGTGGATACGGGAAAGCATGACGCAGATTGACCTTGTAGATGGAGGGAAAAAGCTTGCCTATATCGTATACAAAAACTTCCGGTGGCTTCTCTACGAAGGCGGTGAAGAGTGGAGCATAGATTTGAAAATCTATGAACAACACCAGGTAGAAGTAGCGCAGATGGCAGCAGTTGAGGAACTGATCCGGTACCATGCTGAGAAAGCCAAGTTATTCCGGAAAGCGAGAAAGGAGATGGCTGCATGAAAGAATATGACAAAGAGCTATTAAGGTCTCTGGTAAAACAGGGGGCTGACAAATAGAAAGATAGCAGAAAAGATGGGGCTCACCCAGACGCAGGTACAATATAGAATTACGGCAGACGGATTAGTCGGAATTCGAAGAGAGGGTGGAGACCCAACACAGAGAAAGCCGCGGGAACCAAAGCCAAAACCCAAAGAAAAACCAAAAGGCTCGAACGGTGACAGAAAAAAATGCAAGACCTGTAAATGGCGTGCAAGATATCCCGTCAGCTTCTGTAATTACGGAGCATTCCATAAATTTTCCAGAAGTCATTACTGCACAGCTGATAATTGCACCGTCTACGAAAAAGGCAAACCAATGAAAGAAAAACCAAGTTAAGAAAGGAGAAAAAAATGCAAGGATATATATGTGGAATTGCTGACAATAGTAGAATAAACTATTGTCCATTATGCAGAGCAGCGCTGAAAACAAACGCATACTACGGAGATGGAACCGTAGTATGTGACGAATGCGACTTTTATTTTGCAGTTATAGAATGCGAGGAAAAGGAACATGACGAAGACTTACAGAATCATGAACGAGTCGGTATACGGAAGATTACAGCAGAATTACTTGAAGCATCAGAAAAGAAAGCGCCAGCCATATCTGATCGCTTAGATAAAATGCTTCAGGATGCAATCGGAAAATAACATAGTAGAGTAACAATAACATTTCCGGGGTGTTTTGGAAAACCACGCTTATATAGGGACATGCAGGGAAACAAAGGCAAATTACCCAGAAAATAAACAAAAACGGACGAAAATACCACAAAAACACCACGGAGCTATCAAAATGCTACCATTAAGCTCCCCGGAGCGTTTAAAAAGGTACTATCAAGGAAAGAAGACAGAAATGGCTTGCAAATATGCAAAAAGAACGGACCATGGTTGGGAATGCACTAATGCGAAGGAACCATGCAGATATCCTATTCCAGACCGGAGCCTGTGCTCGGAAGGATACAAATGGATTAAAGACATAGGAAGGCGGATAAAAGAACGTGAGATTGATGCAGAATCATTACTATAGCAAATCAGCGATAGATATTATGAAAGGAGAAAAAGTAGATGGGATATCTTAGAAAAGACATGGTAATTGATGCATTAAAAGAAGATATGGAAGATACCAAAAAGTGTTATGAAGGCTATCAGGAAAAGGAATTAGTTGAATTTTGCTATAACTGCATGGAACGCGTAATAGACAGATTACCGCAGTATTACCCGGAAAATGTAGTAGAAGAGACAAGATGGATTCCATGCAGCGAGAGGTTGCCAGAGAATGCAATGAATGTAATAGCACAATTTTCAAGTGGCACAGTGACAGAATTAAGATATGCAGGAAATGGTATTTTTGAAGGAATCTATGATTATTCAACGAAAGTAATTATTGCCTGGATGCCATTGCCGGAACCGTATAAGGAGGGAGAAGATGAATAATCAACAAGCAATAGATAGATTGGTGAAACATCTTGAATGGGGCTGGTCTCCGGAAAAAGTAGAAGCTATTGGAATGGGGATACATGCACTGAAAGAAACTCAGTGGATTCCATGCAGTGAAAGATTGCCGAAAACTGGAGAATATGTATTGATATCATGCGAAGGCTTTAGCACTCTAGGCGTCGGAAAATACGAGGAAGACGATATTGGAGGAACATTCTATCTTAACGAAGACATACAATGTGAAGACTTCGGAATAGCCGTAGAAGCTTGGAGACCACTTCCAGAACCATATAAGGAGCAAGAAAATGGATAACATAAAAAGAAATGGAGCCGGTTATTACGACCCAACAGCATTTCAAGCTATCAAAAATACAGAGAAGGGAGCAAAAAAAACAATGGAAATATATAGAGGAGACATATTCTACATCAAAAAAATAAATCAGGACACAGGTAGACCGGCGGTTATCGTGTCGAACAACGACATTAACGAAAGCCAGAACATGGTAGAAGTGGCATATCTGGTAGAAAAGCCAAATGAATCACTGCCAACACACGCAAAAGTAAGATGCCATCTACCATCTACGGCGCTCTGCGAGCAGGTTGTGAGTGTCAGCAAAGACAGAATTGACGGATTCATACGCACCTGTACGGACGAGGAAATAGAGAAAATTAACAAGGGGTTATCCATATCACTCGGAATCACAGAAAGCGACGACACTATGGCAGAAAAGCTGAAAGAGCTGACAGATTCTCTGAGTGAGGCACAGAGAATAAATGATGGACTTCGAAACAGAATTAAGGAAGAGACTGATAAACAGCAGGAATTAGAAAAACAATTATCACAGATAGAGACAGAAAACACAGACGAAACCATCAAAGTCGCGGCAGAAAGAGACATATACAAAGACTTATACATGAAATTAACAGAAAAGCTTATAGGAGATAAGATTTAGAAGGCTGCAATGGACAAGAAAGAATATGACCAGATAGAAGAACGAGCAAATAAGTTGCAAAATGAAGCAGAGAGAAAGTGTAGCCAGAAAATAAAAGAGGCTACAGAATATAAAGACGGATACGTCCAGGGAGTGGAAGACTTGCTAAGGAGTATAATACATATCAGGCATTACAGTATCAGAGAAAAATGGAACTGACCATGAGAAAATACAGACAGGACATTAAGCTGATGAAAGAAGGAAGCTTAAACGAACTGGAAATCATGGGTGCAAAGGCGAGATACAATCAAACCATGAACGAATACGTGAGGTTTTCCAAGATTATGAAGCTTCCGGAGCAGAGAGACCGGATC